CCAGAAAAATACACAAGTGGTGAAGACTTAGCCAAGGCTTACAAAGAGCTTGAGTCTAAGCTTGGTGGTAAGGAAGAAGACATACGCAATAAGCTTCTTGAAGAGATCAAGACAGAAAGCTTTAGCGAAAGACCTGAGTCTTCTGGCGATTACCAGTTACCTGAGTCTGTAGATGAAGAGCTTGCTGTTGATAACGACCTACTCAAGTGGTGGTCTGAACATTCTTTTGAGAATGGCTACAGCCAAGACGAGTTTAAGAAAGGCATAGAGATGTATGCCGAAGCCGTGAATGGCGCACAGCCAGACATGGATGCTGAGTCAGCAAAGCTTGGTGATAACGCAAACGACAGAATACAAGCTGCTTCTATGTTTGCAACTAAGTTCTTTCCTGAGGATGCAATGCCAGCTATTGAAAGAATGTGCGAAACCCATGAGGGTATCATTGCTCTTGAGTCTGTAATGGAAGCAATGAAGGATGGTTCCTTTGCTGGTAGCGGACAAGGAACCGCTGGTGCAACAGAACAAGAACTTAGGGAGATGATGAATGACCCAAGATATTGGAAAGATCGTGACCCACATTACATCAAACAAGTTACCGATGGGTTCCAGCAAATATACAGATGAAGTTAGAATAATAAGACGGGGCCAGTATTATCTGACCCCGTTTACAACCGACCACATAGATGAAGTAGTTGAGCATCTAAGTAAAGAAAGCCGAAGAGAGCTAAAGCTTCTTGGGCATTTAGACATTCCTCAAGCAATAGAAGAGATGCAGAAATACTCCGAGTGTTACATTGCTAGGAAGGAAGACGAAACATTCCTAGCTGTTGGCGGTCTTTGGTATGACGGAGATCAAGACTTCCCGCAAATGTTTGCTATGTTTTCTAATAATATTAAGGGAAACTTCAATGCGATGGCGCGTGGTTCTCTGATGTTTGTTAAGTTCTTTGACAGCACACAGACCCATATGAGCATGACCATACTAGCTGATTATGAGTTCATGTTAAACTGGGCAAGCTGGCTAGGGTTTGAGGCAATGGGTGTTTCGACAGTCGGCCCAAACAAATATGTTGATTTTGTACGTTGCAATCCAAACGAAAATAGTGTTAGGGATGGATTACTACGGCCCGTTACGCACTGAAAGGCCCGAAAGGATACCCTTGTTGAAGTGAAAGAGTGGATACCCGTGTAACTGTAACTTCAAATTAGGACTGAAAAAATGGCTAATACTATTGACACAGCCTTTATCAAGCAGTTTGAAACCGAAGTTCACATAGCTTATCAGCGCATGGGTTCCAAATTACGGAACACTGTACGCACAAGCAATGTGACAGGTTCAGTTGCTCGATTCCAAGTAATTGGAAAAGGCGTCGCAAATACTAAATCACGTAACGGTAACGTAACTCCAATGGAGTTGGCGCATACAACAGTCGAAGCCACTATGGCTGACTTCTATGCACCAGAGTACATCGACAAGCTAGACGAGTTGAAGACTAACATCAACGAACGTCAAGCTGTTGCACAATCTGCTGCTGCGGCTCTTGGCCGTAAGACAGATGAACTGATCTACGCAGCTATGGATGCTGCTGGCGGTACTGCAATTCACGATACTAGCTCTGCACTTGAGATTGCTGACTTGCTTTCATTGTTCGAAACCATGGGACTTAATGACGTTCCAGAAGACGGACAGCGTTACTTGGCGATGAACCCAAAAGGTTACGCTGACTTATTCGCAATAAGCCAGTTTGCTTCTTCTGACTTTGTTGGTGAGCAAAATCTACCATTCGCTGGTGGCATGACCATGAAAGAGTTCATGGGATTCAAAGTATTCTCTACTTCTGCTGTAACGGCTGGTAAGAATATTGCGTATCACACTTCATCTGTTGGCCTTGGCATTAATGCTGACGTTCAAACTGAAGTGAACTATGTCGCTGAAAAAGCTTCACACCTTGCAACATCAATGATGTCCATGGGCGCTGTTGGCATTGACGCCAATGGTATCTGTGAAGTCCTTGATAACAACTAAGAAGGAGACTTAATATGGCTTATAGTGCATCAGGTCTTCACCTTATTGGTGGGGCATCAGGTCAAAGGCTTTGGTATTATGTATCTGGTGATACCATTGCGACAGCAAACACAGCGGGTTACTTTAACTCATCTGCGTCTATGCTGAATGTAAATGACGTAATCATTACAGTGACATCCACAGGTGGAACGCCTGTTATCACTCATGCTTATGTCAATGCAAACGATGGTTCCACTGTTGATATTACTAACGGCGTTGTCGTTACTAATACTGACGGTGACTAAATAGGGCGGGGGGTTTCGGCCCCCCGACTTTCTTATGCCAGAGGTAGCTGACACAGCAATAAAAATATGTTCTCGCGCATCGATCCTAATTGGCGGTGACGCGATTCAGTCTTTTACAGACGGAACAACCGAGTCTGATGTTGCGGCGTCTATATACGAAGACATTGCAAGATCTTCCTTAACCAATACAAGATGGCGGTTTGCAACTACTCAAGTACAACTGAGTAGACTGACAGACGTACCAGCTTCCAGATACTCTGCTGCTTACCAGTTGCCATCAGATTATCTAATGATCAACTCATTAACAGTAAACGACAATATTATAGAGTATGACACATATACTAACAAAGCATTTTCTAATGCTGTTGAGACTGATGTTGTCATGGCTGATTATGTATTCAGAGTAAGTGAAGAACATTGGCCAGCTTACTTTATACTTGCGGTCGAGCTTTCACTTGCAAGTCTTTTTGCAGTCTCTATTGCTAGGGATGCACAGCTTTCTAATGCTATGGAAGCAAGGGCAGAAATGCAAATGAGGAAAGCAAGAACACTAGACTCACAGCAGCAAACAACTCGCAAGCTAAACACATCAAGGTTTATATCTCAAAGGCGTAGCTAATGCAGAAAGTAAGAGTACCAATAAACAGCTTTCAGTATGGTGAAGTCAGCGATTCTCTCTCAATGAGAGTTGATACTCCTATTTATTCTGCGTCAGCTTCTACAATACAGAACATGGTTGTTATGGCCGAAGGCTCCTTGATTAAACGCAAGGGGCTGGAGAACCACATTAATCACGGCATAACCTATAGCGCTACATACCCAGAGCAATCTGTCTTAGTACCTTTTGTATATGACGATAACGAACAATACATTGTTTCTATACAGCATCAGGCACTTAAGGTTTATCAGATAGCTACCAGTGGAGCAGTAATCAGTATAAGTGTAAACATTACTGCTGGCACAGATGGTGTAGCTGTTCCCTTTGATAGAGAGTTTTTAAAGGAATATACTACAGCGCAGCTAGGTGATGTGCTTTATATCTGTCACCCACTCTTTGCTCCAAGGCTTCTGACAAGAACTAGTCTTACTACCTTTGAGATTAGTACGTTTGCATTTGATACAAGAGCAGATGGTAAACAAACTTATCAACCTTATAATAAATTCCAATCAGGTTTTTCAGTAAAGCTAGACTCATCTCATACCTCCTCCCCAAATGGAGAGGAAAGAAATATTAATGTTTACGATACGTTAGGCACTGTTGATGATAATGGTATTACTACAACTCAACAAATACCCGCTGGTGATTTAAGTATTAATGGTGCGCTTGCCTCAAGTGGAACAGCTACTTTTACAAATGCTAGAGAAATTAGTTTTAAATCAGGTCAGGACATTTCTTCATTAAATTTTACTATTCATGGAACAAATCAAGATGGAGAAGCTCAAATTGAGCAACTTGCTGGCCCAAATAGTACAACAGTAAATTCTACAGCTTTTTTTAAAACTGTTACACGAATCCAGTCTACTGCAAGCAGCACAAATTCTGTTGAGGTTGGAGTTACAAACAAACAAGCTGTATCATATTTTGACATTACTGGCAGTAGGACTGGTGGAAATAGTTTAGGGTATCATGCTAGTTCTACACACGTTGGAACTATAATTAGATATGCTGGTAATGAGGTAAGGGTAGCTAAAGTAAATAGTACAGCACAAATAAAAGGTGTTATTCTTGATAGCTTAACAACAAGATTAGAGGTTCTTAATCCTCTTAGAGTAAACAGCGGTAGTAATATTGTTGAAGTTACCCAACCTTCTCATGGTTTTACTGTCGGAGAAACAATAACATTATCTGAAGCTGCTGCTGTTGGAAACATAACGGCAAGTAATTTAAATGGAGCAAGAACTATTCTTGCTATTATTGATGATAATACTTATTCATTTACTGCTGGTGGTTCAGCTAATGTTTCTGAAGATGGTGGTGGATTTGTAAAAATTACAAGTAATGCTGCAACAACAGACTTTGATGAGCAATCTTTTTCAGCAGAGCATGGTTTCCCTGCTGCTGTTGCTATTCACCAGAACCGTTTGGTGTTTGGTGGTACTTTAGATCAGCCAGATACATTGTTCTTTAGCAAGATAGGTAGCTTCTACAACTTTGATGTAGGCGAAGCATTAGACAATGAGGCTATTATTGCAACTACCGCAACAGGTACAGTAAATTCTATTAGGCATCTGGTATCTAATCGTGACTTACAAATCTTTACAAACAGCAGTGAGTTCTATGTTCCTACCTTCGAGAACAAAGCGATTACTCCAACAAACCTACAGATTAAAAAGCAAACTCCATATGGGTCTTCGTTTACACAGCCCGTTGAGATAGATGGCGCTACTGTATTTGTTCAGTCTAACGGTAGAATTGTAAGAGAGTACATCTATACAGACTCAGAGCAAGCCTACAGCGCCTCTCCTGTGTCCTCTATTGCTTCTCATATGATAGACAA